GGATGATTACACTTGCTTTGATAGCACTCAGGGCGGTGAATTTCTAAATTTTGATGCATTATTAATGCGACATTATAATATCCCGGAACATATTATTCAACATTATTTAAATTTTATGGTGTCCATTTATACTTGGATGGGCCAAGCTGGGATAATGATGTTTTCAGGCATTAAATTTACTTTAATGTTTAATTCAACACGCTCTGCAGCTTATCAAGCTTTAAAATACCGTTTACCTAAACAAATTGTAATTTGTATTACTGGTGATGATGTTGCCTGTAATGGTGTTTTTCAAGAACGTCAAATATGGCAAAGGTATTATAACACCCAATTCAAATTAATAAGTAAACGAGCCCAAAAGAAATATGTTACCTTTTGTGGTTGGATAATTGTACCTTTGGGTTGTATTAAAGACCCGTTATTATTACAAGATCGAACCATTTTCCAATTAGCACGTAATAATTTATCGTTATGTTATTATAATTACGCCGCCGATTTAACTCCATTACACAAAAATTTTGAATTACATATGCCCTGCTTAAGTGAGGAACAAATGGAAGCGCATTTTACCACACTAAGTATCCTAAGATCTCAAGCTAAGTTATATGGTGTTAATTTGAAACAAGATTTCGAAACAAATTATGGACAAAAAAGAACATATGATTTGAATGGTTGCGGAATTCAATATAACTGCAATCATAATAACATACAAAATATATATAAAAATATAAATAAAAGTGAAAATAAATTAAATAAGAGAAATATGCCATATACTACTAAACAAGAGTCGTATTTTCAACGTTTGGAAAATGCTGAATTTGCTAGAGTACGTCAAACCCGCACTTTGATTCGGGAAATGAACGAAGTAGATTTCTCTGTGGTTGAAAGTCGTCGCGAAGGTCATCAAGCCTTAAATAGGTTTGAGCAAAATATGCTCTTTGGCACCGACTTTTTCGGGATGGAAGTTAGATTCCCTAAGACCCCCCAAGATCTTTATATCACTAAAGATGATACTGAGATCGCAAACATTCTAACTTCCCTGAGTAATGTCCTTAGTTGGAGAAAAACTAATGTTGCAAAGGATACTCAGTCAGATAAAAATAGTAAAAATAATGTGAATGAAGAGAAACCTAATTATGACCAAGAGACTCAAGACAATTCAAAAAGATTTGAAGAATTAGTCAAACGTTTAAATGGATTTGTTAGAAATGCCGCTTATTTGTGGAATCAAAGCTCTTTTGAATCAAGAACATTCAGCGAATGGGAAGACCCGGATGAGAGTGAGCCGG